GAAAGAAAGACTAATAAAGTAACTTCTGTTCCTACTGTAAAATAAACTTGGAATGAACCAGAAACTTCTTATGCTACAAAGTATCCATACAACAATGTTATGGATACAGAATCGGGGCATCTATTAGAATTTGATGATACTCCAGGTGCCGAAAGAGTTCATATTGCTCATAGAAGTGGCAGTTTTATTGAATGGTTTCCCGATGGCAGTAGAGTGGAGAAAATCACTAAAGATAATTACTCTATTGTAATGAAAGATGACAATGTTTACATTATGGGTAAATGCAACATTACTGTTCAAGGAAATGCAGAATTAAAGATTCAAGGCAACTTTGATATGGATGTTGGTGGTACTTGCAATATTCGTTCTGGTGGAACAATGAAAATTAATGCACCTCTAATAGATTTGAATGATGGCACGAATGGCGCAGCTCGTATAGGTGATACTGCTGATACCGGAGATGCAGGAACTGGTAGTCATTTTGATACTAATAGTGCAGGAACTAACATAATTGAAACCGGTTCTGCAACAGTTGTTATTGGTGGATGAGATAAATAGAATATGGCTCAAGTAGATATACAATCATCCCGCAGTTTTAAAGACTTGGATTTGAATTTTACCATTCATCCAGTTCGTAAAGATATCAATACTCACAAGAATGAGTATGCTATCATCAATTCGGTTAAGAATTTAATTCTTACCAATCATTACGAAAGACCATTTAGGCCACAAATTGGCAGTAGTATTCGCAGACTTTTGTTTGAGAATATAGACACAATCATAGCAGCACAATTAGAAAGAGCAGTTGTAGAGACAATTGAAAACTTTGAACCAAGAGCTCAAGTAAATCAAATCAACGCAATTGCCGATCCAGACAATAATGGGTATAAACTAAGACTTGAATTCTTTGTTATTAATAGTGTAGACCCAATTACAATTAATTTTTTCCTAGAACGGATTAGATAATATGGCAGACCGTTTACGAGTTACCGAACTTGATTTTGATACAATCAAGAATAATTTAAAAGCATTTTTAAATCAACAATCTGAATTTACAGACTATGACTTTGAGGGTTCTGGTCTGAATATTCTATTGGATATTCTTGCTTACAATACCCATTACAATGCCTACTATCTAAACATGGTTGCTAATGAATCATTTTTAGATACTGCTATACTAAGAGATTCTGTTATCTCTCACGCTAAAACTTTAGGTTATACACCACATTCAACAAGAGCGTCCGTTGCAACAATTAATTTTACGGCAAACTCAGCAACATCAACAAGTGGAACATTAACATTACCAGCTGGATTTGGTTTCTTATCAAATCAAATTGATAGTAAACCATACAACTTTGTTGTTTTGGAAGATACAACTGTAACTAAGGCAAATTCAACTTATTATTTTGAAAATTTAGAAATCTATGAAGGTCAATTAACCACTTATAGATTCACTCATAATTCTGCATCAAATCCAAAACAAGTATTTACTTTACCTGATGCAAATATTGATACAACAACTATCAAAGTCCAAGTTTCACCATCTTCTGGAAATACACAACTCGCAGTTTACAATTTAGTTTCTGATATCTTGGATGTTAATGCCACCTCAGAAGTTTATTATCTACAAGAAAACAAATCTGGTAAATATCAAATATACTTTGGTAATAATTCAGTTGGTAAATCATTGCCTGATGGTGCGATAGTGAATGTTACTTATTTAAGAACTAATGGAACAGCTGCAAACAAAGCAAACAACTATGTTGCAACTTCTGGTATTTCAGATTCTTTAGCAGAATCGATTACAAGTTTTGTTATTAATCCGGTCTCTTCAGCTGCAGGAGGTGCAGTAAGAGAATCTGTTGATGATATTAAATTTGGTGCAGCTGCACAGTTTACTACACAAAATAGATTGGTGACTTTTAAAGATTATGAATCATACCTAAAGAAAAATTATCCTAGTATTGATTCATTATCTGTATGGGGTGGTGAAGATGAAGTCCCACCATCATATGGTAAAGTTTATATTGCATTAAAACCAAAAACAAATTATTATATTTCAGAAACAGAAAAACAAAGAATTATTGACGAGATTATCAAACCAAAAGCAATTGTTGCCGTAAGTGCAGAAATTAGAGATGCAAAATTTTTATACCTATTGGTTAAAAACACAGTTAAATATGATAAATTAAAAACTGCTAGTTCTACGACTGCAATTGTAAATGCAATTAGAACTGCAATTGTCAACTATTCAAACACCAATTTAAATAAATTCAATTCAACTTTTATTCTTTCTAAGTTGCAAGATTCAATTGACGGTGTTGATGCAAATGCAATTGCCGGTTCAGAAACAATTTTAAGATTAGAGAAAAGATTTGAATTGAAATTAGGTCAATCAACAACATATGAAATTGATTATAATGCATTGTTACACAGAGGAACTTCAACCAACAAGTTAACAAGTTCTCAATTTACCATATTTGATACAATTGGTGTTTTAAGAACAGCACAGATTGAAGAGGTTCCAGAATCATTTACTGGTGTTTCTGGAATTCAAGTCACTAATGCGGGTACAGGATACACATCTGAGCCAATAGTTACAATTACAGGTGATGGTGTTGGTGCGGTTGCAACTGCTGTTCTTACAAACGGCAAGATAACAAATATTGTTGTATCAAAAAGAGGTATTAACTATACAAGAGCATTAGTATCAATCGCAGGCGGTGGTGGTTATGGTGCATCTGCAATTGCAATTCTTGATGGTAGATTTGGTACACTTAGAACATTCTACTACGATGAAAATGCAGAAAAGAAAATTATCAATCCAGAAGCTGGAACAATCAATTACATAAGTGGTTTGGTTACATTAAAAGATTTTAATGTCAATTCAATTTTAACACCAGACAATTTGATGAGAATCAGTATTGAATCTGAAAGAGGTATTATTACTTCATCGAGAGATACCATTATTACAATTGATGAAACTGATCCTACTTCTATAACAACCGATTTATCTGAAGTGTAATGACTGATAATAAAGTATCGCTATTAATTAACAAACAAGTTCCCGAATTCGTTCGGGAAGAGTATCCTGTTTTCATTTCATTTTTGGAAGCATACTATGAGTTTTTGGAAAACAAACAAGGCACTCAAAAGAATGATTTAATTACCAAATCAAAAGAATTAAAATACATTTCTGATGTTGATACTTCTATAGATGAATTTGAAGAACAGTTTTTAAATTCATATGCTACATTTTTACCAAAAGAAACAACAATAGAAAAATCTCTATTGATTAAAAATGTATTGCCACTCTATCTCTCAAAAGGTTCAGAGAAGTCATTTAAGTTACTATTCAGAATGTTGTTTGGTAAAGAGCTTGAAATCAATTATCCAAAAAACAATGTTCTTAGAGCATCTGATGGTAAGTGGGAAATTGAAAATGCAGTAAAAGTATCAACAGAAATTTACTCAAACTATACAGGCAACGGAACAAATAACACTTTTTACATTTTAGGTAAACTAGGATTAAATGAAGTTTCTGTTTATGTGAATAATGTTTTACAAACAACTGGTTATGCAATTAGAAAAGAATCTCAAAAATTAGTATTCAATACTGCACCAGTAAATGGCGCAGTAATTAGAGTCAAGTACGCTGAAACTTTAGATAAATCAATTTTTGTCAATAGACGAATTACTGGTGTTAATTCTGGTGCAACTGCCACAGTAGAAAAAGATTCTAAGAATATTGTTAACAATAAAACAATTTTAGAGCTATATGTTAGCCCTAAAACTCTAATTGGTGATTTTACCATTGGTGAAGATATTATTACGGATGTTATTGGTCCTGATGGTAATCTAATTCATGTATCATTTACTTCAATCTCATCACTATTGAGAATCAATATTATTGATGGTGGTTCAAGTTATAATGTTGGTGATCCAGTTATTGTCGCATCTGATGTATCGACAACACCTGCAACTGCAATTATCTCTAAAACATTTAAAGGTACAATTACCAAAGTTGCAATTGATGAAGGTGGTTCAGGATTTAAAACAGCATCAAGAATTGCAGCTGTTGGTTACGAAACATCCGAATTAAATTTTGCTATTGCATCGGTACAAACAACAACAAGAAACACAGCAAATACTTTCTTAGTATTCTCTGATGTTATTTCTGATGTTGATCCAGCAAATACTTTATTGTCTGCAACGAATTGGGGATTTCCAGGCAATACATCAACAACAGGTAATACTTACATTAGCACTCCAATCGTAAGAGCAATGTCAAATGCATCTTACACTTCAATTGGTGAGATTGCAACGATTTCTATTCTTACTGCAAACGCAGTTGTTTCTACAGTACCAACATTAAATGCAGAACCAGCAACTTTGACAATTTCACCATTGACTGCAAACACTATAAATCCAACAACAGTTTATATTGACACTTATGGTTCTTTAGGTAAATTAGTTATTGATAATGGTGGTTCAGGTTATGTAAAAGGTGATGAACTAATCTTCACATCAAAACCAATGTCATTTGGCACTGGTGTGGCCGCAGAAGTTATCAATGTATCACCAATTGGTGCAGTTACGAATGTTGCATTTGTGCCATCAAAGATTACAGGAAATGCAAGTGTAACTTCAGTATCAAATGTTATGGTTGCAGGTAGTGGAACATTGTTCACAAGTGAGTTAATTGTTGGTGATAGAATTATGATTGGCAATGAAACAAAGAGAGTTATTTCTATTGCTTCTGATACATCATTAAATGTAAACACTACATTCTCTGAAATTAAAACTGCAAGAGCAGTCAGAAAATGGGATACTAATTTAATTGGTGGTCAAGGATATACACAAGATAAAATACCAACAGTCACAGTCAGTTCTGCAACTGGCGGTGGTGCATCTGTCAGAGTTGTTGGTATCTTGGGTGATGGTGAAAATCTAATTGCATCTGGTACAAAGAGACCAGGTGAAATTGAAGAAGTAACAATTACCGATCCAGGTGAAGGTTTCACCTCGACACCATTAGTAGATTTGACATTATTTGGTGACGGAACAGCAACTGCAAACGCAACACTATCGCCAACTTATGAAACATTTCCAGGAAGATGGACTACTTCAGACAGTATATTGTCTTCTTCAGATAGAAAAATTCAAGGTAGAGATTACTACATGGATTACTCATATTTGTTATCCTCTACTGTGGAGTTCTCTAAATATAAGAAAATATTTAAAGAATTAATGCATCCTGCTGGATTCCAAGTGTATTCAGAAATGCAGAGATTAGATGTATTAGATTCATCAGCTGCAACAGTAGAAACATTAGTTTATCCAGAGACAATTAAAACATTATCTGGTAAAGTAAATGTGGCAAACTCAAGCATCTATGTGACAGGTATCAACACCAAATTTAATGTTGCAAACAGTCTAGGATTCATAACACTTGGTGCTTACATTGCAGTAAACTCAGAGATAAGGGTCATCAATAGTATCATAAGTAATACGAATTTATCTGTTACTAGTGCCTTTACATATACAGCGAACATCCAAGATATGGTTGTTGTAAATACTGCTTACAACGCTGTTGCAACTGAGGGTTCATTAGAATTCAGCACAGAAGACGGACTAGTTATTACAGTAGAATCATAGGGATAAGAATAAAAAAATGACAACCACAACAAAGATTTCACTCTTACCAGAGTTAACAACGCCTACTGCAAACGCATCTAATACTGCTTTTGTTGTTGTTGATAAGAGTAGCGGAACATTTACAACAAAACAATTGAGTCTACAGAACCTTGATTTGTTTGTAGATAACATTGGTCCCGTTGCTTTTGCTCAAGCGAATGGTGCTTTTAACAAGGCTAACTCTGCCAATGTTATCGCACAGGGCGCATACGATAAAGCAAATTCTGCGAATGTAATTGCTCAGGCTGGATGGGATAAAGCTAACTCTGCAAATGTTCTTGCACAAGCGGCATTTGACCAAGCAAATACTGATAACACTTTTATTACAATCACAACTGGTACACATGGTAACGCAACTTATGTGCCATCAATTACTGTTGCAGCCAATGGTAGAATTAGTGCAATCTCTAATATTGCAATTGGTGGTTTTGCTAATGCGACTTATGCGACTTCATCTTTTGGTCATGCAAATGCAGCATTCGATAAAGCAAATAGTGCGAATGTATTGGCACAACAAGCGTTTGATGCTGCCAACATTGCAAACTCAGGTATTGTAAGTACCGCATATGCACAATCTAATGCCGCTTTCGATAAAGCAAATAGTGCGAATGTATTGGCACAAGCAGCTTTTGATAAGGCAAATACTGATAACACTTTCATCACAGTTGTTAATACTGGTTCTCACGGCAATTCAATTTTTGTTCCTGTATTTACAGTAGAAGCAAATGGTAGAATTAGTTCAATTAGTAATACTGCAATCACAGGTTTTGCTAA